CTACCACCAGTATCTTCACTTGACAAAGCATTATAACCTATAGCAACATTTTCACTACCGGTTGTTAAAGCATCACCTGCTAAACCACCCATAATAGTATTATTGATACCTGTTGTCATATTTGTACCAGCATTATAACCAACGGCTACATTGTATACATCCACACTGGATGTATTATTCTGTATACTTAAGGTACCGTGACCTATTGCTACGTTTCTATCACCCTGTGTTTCATTTGTTAATGCCTGATATCCTACTGCAACATTACTATTACCACTAGTTATAGAATCTCCAGAATACGCCCCGATAAAAACAGAATTAAAACCTGTTGTTAAAAGAGTTGCTGCATTATAACCAATAGCTACGTTATTATCACCTTCTGTGATAGCATCTAAAGCATTAATTCCAATCCCAACATTATTTTCAGCAGAAGATAAAGTTCCAGTTGTATTATGACCTATAAGTACGCTACCTGTAAAGTTAGTGCCTTCTATTTTAAAGTTTTCAAAATTTGTATTAACAATCCCGAAGGCTGTTCTTAATGAATCTCCGGTACCGTCATTAGCAGATGTACCTATGTTTATCGTTGTTATTGCCATTTTTTTATTTTGTAATTATAATATGTTTAATGATCTATCTTCTTTAACGCTTATGTTTGTTATTGAGCCATTAAAAGGGTTAGAATCAATTCCATTAAGTATCAATAAACTATCAGTTGTCATTGTGAGATACTCAGTATAAGTTCCATTTGCAGAAACAGTAACTGAGTTTTGTTGATTTGTTTGTAGTCTTACTTGACCACTTACATAATCCGAAACCTCAAAAGATACTTTATAAATTTTACCATTTGTAAACGAGATTGATTGTTGTAAGTTACCAGTAGCATTAACACCTACTGCTTTATCATCACTCATTCCCCATCCAGTACCAAATGTAAAATCTTGACCGACTTCAACGACTGACACGTTGTCAAATATACCAGTTCCTACTGCTCCACCTTGATTAATACCAAAACTATTTGACGTTGCTTCAAGGTAGAATATATTTGTTCCATCTACTATAGTTCTTTCACCAGAAGATGCATTTCCAAAATCACCTCCATTTAATTTAAAACTTCCAGATGTTACACCACTACCATCAAAGTCAAATGTAATTTTATATATTTTACCAGATGTTAAAATGCCAGTTTGTCTAAAAGAGGAAAATCCTCCAGTTGCATTACATATTGCTTCACCTTCACTAATACTCCAACCACTTCCTTTAGTCCAGTTAGTATCAGTATCGAATTCACCATTTGTAACAAGGTTTATCCCTTCTTGTTCATAATCGCCATTTAATACAAGCTCCGGGCCAAATGTTTGGTCTTCGGTAATAGATACATTGTCTACTGTAAAAGAATAATTATCGTCAGATTCATTATCTTGTCTTTCAATAGCTATTACATCAGAACTTGATGTAGCAGTAAATATAAATTCAATAAATTGATCTGTTCCGTCCATTGTTATTTGCCCATTACTACTTGTTAATCCCCCGTTGTTTCCAGTATTATCCCTAAACCTTATTTTTTTACCAGCAGTACCATTAACAACAGCAAAAAGTCTATATGTTCTTCCTTCAACATAAGTTACAGATTGTTCAAGCTTAGCGTAAGCTCCGCTAGAAATATTAAAATTAGCTTTACCTCCACTTATTGTAGCATTTGTTTTAGCCCAGCTGCTGTCAGTTAGAAAAATACCGTTGGTTAACATTTCAGCACTTCTCGTTAAATTATAATGATTGTCAGCTCTAAATATATCTGAGTCTATAGTAATAAAAGTTGTATCAACAGATAAAAGTCCACCTCCTATTAAATCAGGGTTAAATAAAAACGGAATGTTTGGTATGCTTAACCTGAGTTTTAATGTAGGCATATTAGTAAAGTGCTATAATATCAGTTGTTGTTGTACCTAAAGTAAATATTCTATCTACTTGTATTGGTAATAATGTTCCTGCGGCTACGTTTTGAAATAGCACAGCTCTGTATATTTCGTATGTTTCATTACCATCGGGAAAAGTATCTACAGAAGAGTTTGAAACATCTGCTAAAGAAAGTGTAGTTGCACTATCAACCGCCTGTACAAAACATGCTGTACTGTCAGTTGTATTAACAGCTATATCTCTTTTTTGTACGCCACCGTTTACAGTAGTAAATAACGCTCCTGAATCAACTAATTTATTTGCAGTATTACCATCCGCGGTACCTGTTGCTACAGGATCACTTTCACCAGAAAGTAACACACAAATGTCACCTGATGTCCCCACGTATAAAGCTGCTTTATTAGAAGCATTTATTGCGGTTAAGTTTTCTAAGTTTAAAGTATTACTTGTAAAATCTAAGGCAGCACTACCTTTTGTGCTACTATCTTTAATAACTACAGCTCTATTAATAGTTTCTACGCCATTCTTTTCTCTGTAGTGGTCATTATTCTTATGGGAGTTCCCAATAATATCTCCGTATGCCATTTTTTATTTATCTATTTTTATCGTTATTTATCAGTTCGATTGCTTTTTTCATTACCTTATCAGTATAACTTAATCCTTTCATCAGTGGATTATGTCTTTCACTTACAGGCAAGTCGCACTCACCTAATAATATCTTATATATTTTATTTATTAAAAGTTTACACTTTGTAGAGGTTTTATATATATTGTATTTTTGCGTTGTTTTATTTCTTTTACGCCACACGACAATCCAACCTTCTCTAACCAGTCTTCTCCACCTGTCTTTATCCCAAGAATATGTATAAACACCATCTATGTAGTCCTGCCTACTAAAAAGATCAATACAATCAAAATATATAAGCAACTCTAAATCCGCATCCGTTAAATTGTTATTTTTACATGCCCATCTACGTATTATTCTATAGTGCTTAAGCAGACTCATTTCTTTTAAGTCTTTTGCCTCAAGCCTTCTCATAATACTATAACTACATCTTGTTGCTTGATTACTAAAAATATTTTTTCATCTATTTCAACGTGAAACCCAGCGTGCTTATCATAATATATACTATCACCTGTTTTTACACCTTTTATTAGTTCTCCAGCAGATTTTATTACACCTTTTCTGTATCTTATATCTTCTTTGAGTTTATCTGTTAAAAGCAGCCCACCTTTTGTTTTAGTGGGCTTTTCTTTTATTTCTTCTATTACTAAAAATAATCCTATAGCTCTCATACCTCTCTCATGTTACTAATTACACAATCAGTTGATAATATTGTTGTAGCTACGGACACTGCATTTTTCAATGCTGTTTTAGTTACTAGTACTGGATCAATAATTCCAGCTTTAATCATATTTACATCTTTACCATTTTTAACATCAATACCTCTGTTTTTAATTTGAGGATATACTTCTGGTAAACCTGCGTTTTGCAATATGGTTTTATATGGAGCCTTAATAGCTTCTATAAATATTTTTTGACCCTCTGTTTTACCTGTTAGTTTGCTAGCAGCATTTAACAGCGCAATTCCACCACCCGCAACAATACCTTCTTTTATTGCTGCTTTTGTTGCATGTATTGCATCATCAACTCGATCTTTCTTTTCTTTTAATTCTACGTCAGAATTTGCGCCAACAGTTATGACTGCTACATTTCCTGATAAAACGCCTAAACGTTCTTGTAGTTTTTCAGTCTTTAAACTGGGCGTATCACTATTAAGTTGATCCTCTATTGATTTAATTCTTTCTTTTGCTTCTTCCGAAATGCTTGATATTTTAAGTACTGTTGATTTATTGTCAGATACAGCTCTTTCGCATTCCCCTAACATATCCGGTGTGATAAGGTCTATATCATCACCAAACTCTTCGTTTATATGTGTAGCTCCTGTTACTGCAGCAATGTCATCTAGAAAATCTCTTTTCCAGAAGTTAAACCCTGGGGGTGCTACTACATTTATTTTTATATTACCTTTTATCTTATTCATAACAACCGCACTCATTGGTTGCTTTTCTAGTTCTCCGATAATAAGTATACTCCTATTATTTGTTACAGCATATTCTAATACTGTTTGTATTTTTCTAATAGTTGTTATAGGTGATGATACAAGTAATACTAAAGGTTTTTCTAATGTTACATTTTGTTTAGCAACATCTGTAACTAAATTAGGATTTGCAAACCCTTGATTAATCTGTGACCCTGTTACAACCTCAACAGTTGTTTCTTCTGTTTTACCATCCGCGTCCATAAGAACCACCCCGTTCTTACCAACTTTTTTAAACGCTTCACCTATGATGCTACCTAATTCTTTATCATTGTTAGATGATATTGAAGCTACTTGATCAATCATATCACCTTCGACTGGTATAGCTACTTTTTCTAAGTACTTTACAGTTTTTTCGTA